TTCCCAACATCAACAGGATCTTCAGGACAACTCTTATCTACAGATGGAGCTGGCGTACTTTCTTATGTTGACCCACCTGCTTCAGCTACTGGAGGTGGTAATGATAAGGTGATATATGAGAATGGAACAAACATAACGACTAACTATACAATCGGAACTTCATTCGGAGCAACAGCCAATGCTGGTAGCTTTGGACCAATTACAATAAATGCAGGCGTGACCCTCACGATACCTAGCGGTTCAGTCTATACGGTGGTTTAAATTATGCCTATTTCAATTAACGGATCAGGAACAGTAACAGGAGTCTCAGTAGGAGGTTTACCAGACGGAATAGTTGACACAGATATGCTCGCTTCTGACGCTATCACTCAAGCTAAACTACCAGCAGGCACTGTAATAAAAGTTACAAGCGGAACACATAATACGACTGGACTTTCTACTACATCCACCTCATTTCAAAATTACACAAATAGTAATATTACGGTAACAAAAATAAGAGGTGCAGGAAATGTTAGCGGTGGATCTCGTTTGCTAATTCTTGGTAATGCATGGATTGAATATACAGGAACTGATGCAAATTTTAGACATCATGTATTTTCCCTTATGAGAGATGGAACTGAACTAACTGGTTTAACTTATGGTATGGGTAATCTTTATTCTAAAGATGCTCAAGGATATCAAGCTAATGCTGACATAAAATTTTTAGATACTGCTAACTTAGCTGCTGGAGACTATGTTTATTCTAATTGTATTAAAAGTCATGATGGTACAGTAACTGTTCAAATAGGTAATTCTGCTAGATTAGGCACTTGGAATATTTTGGAGATAGCAACATGAAGTATAAAGTTTTTGATGCTCTCGTTAGTTTAAAACCAGGTAAACAATGGACTTGGCATGGAGAGGAGTATTCAGGTTTAATTTGGCATGAAAGTGGTAAAGCCCCAACTGAATCTGAAATAAATGCTGAATTAACTAAATTAAATAATGCAGAACCAATGAGGTTGTTAAGGGTAGAAAGAGATGCAAGATTAGCTGCTTGTGATTGGAGAGCTAGTTCTGATTTAACACTTGTAGATAGTTGGAAAACTTATAGGCAAGCACTGAGAGATTTACCTGCGTCTGCATCGCCTAAACTAGATAGTAATGGTAATTTAGATATGACATCTGTTACTTTTCCAACGGAGCCTAGTTAATAATGAGTTCTATTAAATTAACAGCTGATTCTGGAGGAGGAACCTTTGAGATAAAGGCTCCAGCTTCTGGTTCAAACGCAAGAGTATTAACTATACCAGATTCAGCAAATAGCACAATTGTAACAACAACAAAACCAGCTGCTGGAAGTGTTGTCCAAGTCATAGAGCTTACAGGTTCAGAAGAAAACATTAGTGGTGGACTTACTACAGCTAAAATAAATTTGACATTCAATCCATTATTTTCAGGAAGTAAATTTACAACATTTTTAATGGTTCCAGGAATTACAGGTTCTAGCTCAGATAATGATGTAAAATTCGAGGTATATCTTGGTACAAGTGCTACTCCAACATCGAATACAAAAGTATTAGAGGTAAGAGAGAGTCTAGCTGGAACAGATGCAAAGGACAATGTAGTGTGTACAGGTGTTGATTATGGAAGTTTCACTTGTTCATCAACAGGAACGCATTATGCAGCTTTAAATGTCACTACTAATCCAGGAGTAAATACAATAGTTGGAAGACATAGTCAAATAATTAAAATAGTTTTACAGGAGATTGCACAATGATTTATTCAAGATACGAGGCATTATATTCTTTAAAACCAACGAGTAAATACACTTGGCCTGGATTTGATTATTCTGATTTAAATTGGATTAGCTCTGATACAAAACCAACTGAAGCTGAAATTGATGCTGAGGTAACTAGATTAAATAATGCAGAACCTATGAGACTTTTAAGAGTAGAGAGAAACAAAAGATTAGCTGCTACAGATTGGATGAGTTTTTCAGATTCTCCTACAATGTCAGATGATTGGAAAACATATAGACAGTCTCTTAGAGATTTACCTGCGTCTGCATCGCCTAAACTAGATAGTAATGGAGGTTTAGATTTATCATCTGTTACTTTTCCAACGGAGCCTAGTTAATTATGAGCACATTAAAAGTCGGAGCAATAAGAGGAGTATCAGCATCATCAGATGCGATAACAGTAGCTAATGATGGAACATGCACTGCTAATGTTACTAATAATCTAAGTAATAGAAATTTAATAATCAACGGAGCTATGCAAGTGGCTCAACGTGGTACGTCATCTACAGATCAAAATTATGGAGCTATAGATAGATTTAAAATCATATATTCAGGAACAGATGAAGCACCTACACATTCACAGGTAGATGTTGTTGCTGGACAAACACCTTATACATTAGGATTTAAAAAAGCATACAGAATAACTAATGGGAATCAAACCTCTGGTGCTCAAGCTAGTAGCAGAATTGAATTACAAACAAATTTAGAAGGACAAGATCTTGCTCAAAGTGGTTGGAATTTTGTTTCTGATTCAAGTGATATAACTTTATCTTTTTGGATAAAATCAAGTGTTTCACAAACTTTTGCAAGTCGATTACAAACCCAAACTGCAGGAGCAAATGGATCTCAACAAAGATTTAAATTTAACTTTGCTTTGAGTGCTGATACTTGGACTAAGGTAACAAAAACAATTCCTGGAAATGCTAATTTAGCTTTTGCTACTAATAATCAAAATGGTTTCAGAATAAGTTTTTTTGGATTTATGGGAACAACTTTCACAGACAGTACAACTGCAACAGATGTGTGGGCTAATAATACAGGTGGAGATAGAGCAGATGATATGACAAGTACTTGGTTTACAACAAATGATGCTACTTTAGAAATTACAGGAGTTCAATTAGAAGTAGGATCTACCGCTACAGATTTTGAATTTAGGTCATTTGGTGAGGAGCTTGCTTTATGTCAGAGGTATTTTCAATCTATTGGGAAAGATGGAACTAATGCTGCTTTAGCTGCTGGTTTTACTACGACAAATACTTTTTTTGGATATGGTTGTTTACCGGGGGGAGAAATGAGAACAGCACCCACTATTGCTGTAGCTGGAACACTATCACATTTAGGATATACACAAACTGCTGTAGCTGCTGCTGCTTCAAGTCTTACTGGTATAGGAACTGGTAAGAAAACATTTTCATTACAAATAGGATCAAGCACTGGAACAACAAATCTTAGTGGGGCTTATGCCCGTATGACAGATGCAGCTTCAGCTTTAACCTTCTCTGCGGAGCTTTAATTATGAAAATTACTTATCAACTTGCAAATTTTGAAGGACAACTTGTTGCTATTCAAAGAAAAATAGATGGAGTATTTGATGCAAGTATTCCTCTTGATGAGGCAAACACCGATTATCAAGATTACCTTGAGTGGGTAGCAGAGGGAAATACTGCAGAAGAAGCAGCCTAAGAGATTGGTCAATTTAAAATAACTATATAAAAGATATCTTTAGAAATAAATGTCATACATAGGACCAGCACCTAATCCTGGACAGAATAGAGAAGTAGATGATATTTCTAGTGGTTTTAATGGAAGTGAAGTTAATTTCACTCTTCAGGTAAACAGTCAGAATGTTTCTCCAGGAAGTTCGAATGCAATAGTTGTTTCTCTCGGTGGTGTTGTACAGAATCCAGGAACTGACTATACAATCGCTGCAAGCACTATTACCTTTACGACTGCTCCAGCTAGTGGTTTATCATTCTTTGGATTAGTTTTAGGACAGCAGATAGATACACAATCTCTTGCAGATGGTGCTTCTCCTACAATGGCAGCTCCTACTATAACTGGTGATTTAAGTATTGCAGACAAGATTGTTCATACAGGAGATACCAACACAGCTATTAGATTTCCTGCTGCCGACACTATTACAGCAGAAACTGGAGGTAGTGAGAGATTAAGAGTAGACTCGTCTGGAAGGTTGCTTATAGGTCATACCACGTCATTAGCTGCTGCGAATGCTCAGTTTAGTTTTCAAGTTTTAGGAACAAGTTTTGCTACTACAAGCGTTACTCAACAAAGATATGCAGCTGATGTTTCTGGACCATCAATTATACTTGCAAAATCTAGAGGTAGTCTTGGAAATCATACAATAGTTCAAAGTGGTGATGAACTTGGAAAAATAAGATTTTATGGTTCTGATGGTACTGACTTTAATAATTATGGTGCACATATTATATGTAATGTAGATGCTGCACCTGGAAGTAATGATATGCCAGGTCGTTTGGTATTCGGTACAACGGCTGATGGTGCTAGTTCTCCCACGGAGCGGATGAGAATTGACAAGGATGGTAATGTGCTTGTTTCAACCACTAGCACAACTATAAACTCATCAAATTTTGGTATTGGTTTATTTGCTGATCATGGTGTTGCAATTTTTAAAGATACTACAGGACCCAACACTGTAGTCAGAATGGGTGGAAACCAAGGTTTAGTTAAAGTACAAGGTGATGGTGATTTATTTAATACAAATAATACTTATGGACAAGTATCAGATGAGACATTAAAACAAGATATTGTAGATGCTGCTTCACAGTGGAATGATATTAAAAATTTAAGAGTAAGAAAATTTAGATTTAAGGATAATCCAACAGGTGTTTTACAGATTGGTGTAGTTGCACAAGAAACAGAAAAAGTTAGTGCAGGTCTTGTACAAGAAGATAGTGATGGTATTAAGTCTGTTAAATATTCTGTTCTTTATATGAAAGCAATAAAATGTTTACAAGAAGCACAAGCCAAAATAGAGACATTAGAAACTAAAGTTGCAGCATTAGAAGCAGCTTAGTAGTATTAGGAAAAATATAAATATTAAATGCAGATAGTAAATTTCTTTCTGTCTAGACCTTCTGTGTA